TTGAAGATGTCGAGGATGTTGCAGATGTCGAAGATGTTGCAGATGTCGAAGATGTCGAGGATGTTGCGGATGTCGAAGATATCGAGGATGTTGCAGATGTCGAAGATATCGAAGATGTCAAATTAGTAGAAGATGTTGCAGATGTCGAGGATGTTTGCGATAATGTTTCGCATGATTCGATAGATGAAGATTTTAAATCTAAATCGTTATGGGAGTAATTTCTAAGGAAAACCAAACTGAGGAAAACATTTAAACGGCATATGACAATATCTGATAATAAAAAAACAAAAGAAATGCCTTTCCAAAATCGATGCGAAGGCTGCAATAAACTTCTTGGTGTTGGAGATCCAGGAAATATTGTTATAAAATGTCCAAGATGTAGAAAGCTCAATCGATTCAAGAAAGAAAAGAAAAGAGTCCCGAATAGCATGAAAAATGTCGCAACAATTGTCATGCTAGGGAAATGATCAAGATAAAAAAGCGATTATCATTGCAAATCGTGATTTTTAAAAAGGATTAAGATGGAGCATTATCGATGGCATTAATAGTTGTAGTGGAAGACGGAAGTGGACTTGCTAATAGTAATTCATATTGCTCTGTAGTAGAATCTGATACATATCATGAAACAAGACTACATTCGTCTACATGGACAACTGCTGCAACTGCAGACAAAGAAACAGCGATAGTTTATTCAACACGATTGCTAGACGAAATGATTGATTGGAATGGATCAATCATGACAGACGATCAAGCACTCAGGTGGCCACGTGACAATGTTTACGATTCAGACGCAAGAGAGTTGGCAAGTGATGAAATCCCTACATTTTTAGTAAATGCAACATCTGAATTTGCAAGGTTACTGCTTGATGGCGATAGGCAGGCAGACTCTGATACACTTGGATTCAAAGAACTTAAGGCAGGTCCACTCGAAATGGTTATTGATAAATATGATCGTGCTTCAGTAATGCCAAATTCAGTATGGGATATTATAAAGTTTTATGGCAAAAAAGCATCTGGCCAAACCAGAACTTTACAAAGAGCATAAGTAATGGGCTTACAGGCAATATTTAAAGGCGCTGCGCAAACAATTTTTGAAGCTTTCGATGATGTACCAATTTCATCAATATATTCAAGCGTAAGTGATGACATTACGTATGATCCTACTGGAAGTGGCGCAATCACTGATACTGTCACAAATCAAACTGTTGATATAATTTTTGCATATTACGAAACAGCCCAAATTGATGGTACAAAAATAAGAGCAAGTGACCAGAAAGCCATGATACCTGTTGAAAATTTAACAGCAACACCAGGACAGAAAGATTACATTACAACTAATGCAAAAAGATGGAATGTTGTGGCGATTGAAACAGATCCTGCTGAAGCTTTGTGGATTATGCAAATCAGAAAGCCATAGTGAATAATGAAAGGCTACGATGGCCATTGTCGGAACTGGTACCATAGCAGATTTTAAGAAAGAACTACTTGAGTTTAAGAAAGAATGCGAAAAAGAACTTGAAATTGTTACGAAAAAAGTCGTTGATTATATATATGAAATGTTAATATTGAATTCTCCGTATCCTCAAAATCCGGGAACAATATTTAGGCCATTGCCATCACCTTATAGCGCTGGAGCATATGTTTTAAGCCATAGGATTGGTATTAACAGGAAAAGCGGAGATTCACCAGTTGATTTTGGTGAAGCTGACCTGGATGATCCAAAAATGATAAATGTTGGATTTGCGGCGCATGAAATAGCAAGAGCGGAAGCTGCGAACAAAATTCCAAAGATACATGCATATGACAATATTTATTTTACAAATAAAAATCGACATGCAGTAAGTGTAGAATATGGATTATGGAACGTTGAAGGTGCAACGGCTCCAGCATATTTAACATATGAGCTTACACTTAGCGATGCTAAGCTTAACTTCAATTCGCTTGTTAAAAAATGGGCTAAGTTGAAAGGTATTTAAAAATGTCGTATGCTTCTGAAAGAGAAACGCTTGAAGGGCTATTCTATTCAACATGGGCAACTGCCACACCTGTTTCGTGGGCAAATGTAGAATATGAACCTGTTATTGGAACGGCATTCGTTGAATTTAGACTTGTTCCTGGTGGAAGCGGACGTTTTGCAAGTTTTGGAACAAATATGCTTTCAAGACGAAGTGGCATTATTACAATTTTTATCTATACACCATTAAATGATGGTACTAACGCAGGCTTGGTGCTTGCAGATTCAGCCGCTGCTATATTTAAGAATGCAAATAATGGTGGATGGCAAGGCGGCAATATAACATGTCGTTCATCACGAATAAGTGAAGCTGGTAAATCTGAAGAATGGTATAGACACGTTGTCGTGGTACCATACCATATTGATGAAACATCGTAATATCGTAATATCGTAATATCGTAACGCTGTAACATTGTAACACTGTAACATCGTAACATCGTAACATTGTAGCATCGTAGCATTATAATATTTTCATTTGCCGCTGCTTGATGCATTGGCTAAACACACACTGTGAAACGAAAGATTGAGTCTCAATGGAAGACCAGACATTTAATAATAGGAGGACATAGGCTATGGCTGCTGATAGCAATAGAACTGGTCTTGCATACGTAAGAGAAGAAACATGGGGTGCAACAACTGCTACCACCAATATGACTGATTTAAGGTGGACTGGCGAATCCTTTTCCTATAACCTAACAAAAACCAAAAGTACCGAAATTCGAAGTGATCGCCAGACGACTGATCTTATCTTGACGGGCGCTGAATGTACCGGAGGTTTTAATTTTGAACTTTCATATGGTGAATTTGACGATCTAGTTGTTGGTGCATTATGGTCAACCGGATGGTCTACGGCTAGCACGATTTCTAATACTGTTATTGGCCTCAATAGTGGCGGAAGAATTTATCGTGATACCGGTAATTTTTCGAGTTTAACAACTGGCCAATGGATTTCATTGTCTGGTGCTACTGCAGCTGCAAACAATACTTATTATCGGATTACTTCAACAGCTACTACTGGTTTGGGTGTTATTCCAGCTCCGGTTACAACCGCTGCAACCGGCGATACAATTGTAATCAAAGGATCATACATTCGAAATGGTGTTACAGAATCTAGCTTTATGTTTGAAAGAGCGCATACGGATGTCGTTCAGTATTTTGATTTTTTCGGAATGGTATGCAATACGTTCAATTTGTCCGTTTCGGCTGATTCGATCGTTACCGGTAGTTTCGATTTTATCGGTAAAAGTTCTTCACTTGTACAGACATCTGCTACTTCTGCAAGTGGTACGAACAATGTTACCGGCTCTTATGATGTTATTAGTGCATCAAGTAACATTGGCGATATTTTTCAAGGACCTTTCGCATCATTAGCAACAATCGATTCTGATCTATATGTCCAGGAAATTAGCTTTTCCGTTGCAAATAACGTAAGGAGTCTTCGAGCAATTGCTAATACACCTAGCGTTGACATTGGCGTTGGATCATGTGATGTGTCTGGCAGTATGAACATTTACTTTATTAACCAAATTATGTATACGAAATTTATTGAATCTACAGGCACTGGATTAAGTTTCGTCATCGAAGATGATAGTGGAAATGGGTACATATATTCATTTCCGAATATTGAATTTTCGACTGATGCGCTAAATGTTGGTGGAGGAAATCAAGATGTTATGGAGAATATCGGTTGGGAAGCAATTCGTGAGACGACAACCAATTGTACCATTCAGATTGATAAATTTTCAGCATAAAAGCAGATAGCATAAAATCTGCTTAATTGACAAAACAACATCCAACGTGAGATAATCTGAAAAACGTTGGTAAATGACGGAAAGCCAAACCTAAAGAGCTTCAGGAAAGCCCGGGTTGACATCTTTCGAGGTGCTAATTCGGGCTTTTTTAATGAATGCGTGGGTTGAGCATTTCCGCATGCCGGCAATTTGAATTGCCCCGGTTCATTTGTCGGTGCTTAACCCACGTTTTTTTGGGGATAATGTAAATCACTAGATAAGGGGTTTTAACATGGGAGATATCAAAAAACTTTTCGGTACTAACAAAGAATCAGAGATTGAAGGAATATGGAATGATATGGGAGACGGTATCGAAGTTCTTGTTGCAAGAATTGGAAATCCGGAATATCAAAAAGCATTCCAGGCTATCAGTAAACCGCACAGACGTGCAATTCGACGTGGAACCCTTAATGATGAAGTAGCCGAAAAATTGTTAGTCAAGGCAATGGCCAAGACAATTTTGTTAGATTGGAAAGGCATTGAAGAAGATGGAGCTCCCATCCCATATTCCTATGAAAATGCTATGCGGATACTAATGGAATACAAAGACTTTAGAGACTACGTTAGCGATATTGCAAATGAAATGGAAGGTTACAAAGACGAAGAAGACGAAGAATCAGAAAAAAACTAGAGGAATTCCTGGAGTGGAGCATCAAATATGGCGATAAGCTTGAATGGTTTGAGACACTCCAGGAAGAAAGAAATAAAAAGGCCATCAAGGCAGGCAGGGAACCAACCATTTTACCGGCTTTAGATAATCGTCCGGATTTGTTTCCGGATTTAAATATTTTCTATATGGCGTTTCAGTCTGTTACTACATCGAGAGATTCGGGTATGGGTCTCGGATATATTAAGTTGTCTGAGATTCGCGGATATCTCGACGAATGGTCAATATGGGGAACAGAAGATAGGCTTGAATGGATTAAGTGGATACAATTTATCGATAGAACTTATGTAAGAATTCAAAACGACAAGCAAGAAAAAGAAAGAGACAATAAAGATAAAGGTAGTAAAGGTAGTAAAGGCTCTCGGGGCGCCGGTGGAAAAGTAGGGAAGAAAAACTAAAGTTCACATAAGAGGTGTCTCGGATTATGGCTGAATTAAATATTACGTTTAGGACTTCAGATGCAGAAGCAAAGCTTGATAAGCTGCATGCTAATGCTGTCAAAGCCGCTGAAAAAATTCAAGGCGCTTTTAATAAAATAATAGTTAACATCTCATCTCCAAAAGGGTTTGACGCTCTTGTTAGTAAGATAACGTCAGGCTTCCAACAAATCGAGACAGCTTCTGTCTCAGCTATGTCAAAAATCGAAGCATTATCTAAAGGACAAGCCAAAGCAATGGTTACTACTGCGCAAGCTAGTAGCCGTGCGACTAAAGTTATCGTAAATGAAAATGTTAAAAATTTCAAAAAACTTTCTCTTGAGGGTATGGCTACTGATAAAGAATTATTAAAAAGCGTACAAAGAAGAATCAGCGAAAGTACAATGTTAGAAAAAGCAGGCGCTTCTAAAACCGCAGAATTTTTGAATCGTGTAAGAGAACGTGGCAGAGCGCAAGTAGCACGCATAGCAAAAGAACAAAAGTTATCTGATGAAGGAAAATGGGAAAGTGCACATGAAGTTCAGAAAAAAATAACAGTCATGAACCTTGAAGCTTCAAGCAAAGCAAAACAAATAATGTTAAGCGAAGAAGCTTTTAAAGAAAAAAATATCAAAAAACTTCTTGAAATGGATAAAGCATATTATAACGCAAAAGAACATATTGAATATATGCAATCACACAAAAAAGATGGAAAGGATCTTTCTGGAACACATGAACCTGAAATAGCAAAGTATAAAAATATATTAGCGCAACTTGAAAAAAACATGCCTAAGATCGTTGCTGAATTTCAGAAATATTCTAAATCGGCTGAAACTGCAACAAAAATCGTAGGAGAGAAGCTAGAAAAAAACAAAAAGGAATTCGAAAGTTTCGCAAAAAATGTAACAGATTCTTCTAATTCTAACAGAAAAAATGTTAATACTCTAAACGAAAATAAAACAGCCTTAAATGAAAATGAA